ACGACTCCAAAGTACGAGAACGTCAAGGAGCTGACGGCACATCCCCAATTCCCGAGAGCAGCGTTTCACGCACCGGACTTCACAAGGCAAGCGATGCGAACGATAGCTCGACTTGAATACGAACTGGAACGTAAATGACACCTATCGTAAATAAGACAAGGCAGATTCTCACAACCGAATTAGTTACAGGTGTAGGAACTGACTTTAGTTCCGACATAACAAGTGGTTTTGTTGTTGCAGATGTAGCAGCAATGAATTTACAATATGATGGTAACTATAAAGTTAACGGCGCTGTTAATTTTAATATCGCAAATAATGTAATGTTGATGACCCCTTCAACAACTAATGAAGGAATTCAATTTGAAAAAGAAAATTTTGAGGCAAATCAAGAATACCAAGTACAGTTCAAAGTAAGCGCGATAGGCTCAGGATCAACATACAGATTACGTTACCAGAATGCCGATTCTTCATTTACAGATATTCATACAGTTACAACAGGATTTAATCGTGTAACTTTTGTAACATCAGCGACAGTTTCTACCGGAAATGTTATGTATCTTGTGTTAGCAACAGCAGGATCAAATAAGTCTTTAACGATTGACGCTAGTCTTGTGCCTGTTAAATTTTCTAAAATACTGGATAAAGAAGCCGTAATTACACCGATAACAAAACGATGAGTACAGAATACATTATAGAGAGATTTGGCAGAAAGGTTGGATTAAATCCCGGCGATGATAATCAGCGTTATGTTATTCTTGATTTTATTAACGAGGCACTGCAATCAGTCTACGAATATGTAGATATTCCCGGCTCCTTAATTGAAGAAGAATTTTACGTTGCAGGAAATAAACGTATCGCAATGAGTCGCGACGTTCAATCAATTCGTGCAATGCGGGAGAAAGAATCAAAACTCCCATGGAAGTCACAGAATCTAATCTCTGAATACAATTACAACAATTGGAATAGTGACAGTCGTTGTTTTCGCATAGTTGGTTACAGCCCAATTAAGCAGGATTTATCCGCAGCTATTATAGGAGCAAGAAGCGGCACAGATGTTGGCTTAACGACTAAAAGTCACGGCACAATAAACACAGATGAAAAACTCGACATTACATTTAATATATCATCGTTTCAGTCTAATCCAATAGAAGGGTTACATACAGTAACTTATGTTATACAAGCAGGAGGCGGTTTGCTTTCAACCCGTAATTTAGGATTATCCAGTTCATACGCAATTTCTGGTATTGAAGCTATTCGTAGATACAGCACAAATAATGAAAAGTATGGTGGTGCAAATGTTCTTTCTGGAGTTGTCTGGCTGGTTGACACAGCCGATCCAACTAAAGTCTACGCTGAAATGGACAGCCGCCAGACAGAATCTAAATATCTAATTGTAGATGTATCGGAATTTCCATGGGACGAGAACTCAGCGCAAGACGACGAACATACGTTACAAGTTCTCTACAAGAAACGCTTATCCTATTTAACAAAAGATGGCGATCCGTTTCCGTTAACAGGATACGAGAACATTGTGATGCATAAAGCGATGCAACTGTTTCTTGAAGAACAAGGCAAGATACAAGAGGCACTCGTTTTTGAGAACAAAGTGAATCGTGATCTAGGTAGAAAGATCGCAGATATGGAACGAGGCCAAGAACGCAAGATGCAGTTTGGTCGTCATCCCCATGACAATTTAACATTAGGTCGTCGTTGGCATTATCACCGTGGCTAGTTATGTACAAACATCGTTTTCTGGCGGCATGAATATGTCGGTGGATGATACTCGTCTTACAGAAGATGAGTACAAGTTTGCTCACAATGTTCGCAACCGATTCGGCGTTCTTGAAGGAGTTAAACAAGCTGTTGATATATCTAGTGACATAGGTTCATTTACAAGTAATCCACCAACACAGGCAATATACACACTTGGCGAATTTGTCTTTTTGTTTTTTGACGGTGGATGTAAATACAGAAAGCCAAACAATCCAGATTCAACTTGGTCAGTTCTTTATTCTGCTGGAACAATGCAGCGTCACAGCGAAATCTTTGTTCAAGCTATTCCAGCCTCCACAAAAAACTTTCTTCGTAAGTCAACAACTACAGCATTAGGAAACTCCGCAGTTGACGGATCAGCAATCTCACTAGACACAACGCAAACAGTACAAAAAACTGTTGCATCAGTCGTAGTTCAAGATGGAGTAAACACTCCAAGAATAATCGAAGTGTCAGGTGGTGTTGCCTCTGACAGAGCAGCAAAAACATATTCTCAATGGAAGAATTCAACTTACACATCCCGAGAGTATGTTCCAGTTGGCCGTCAAATGGCTTTCTTTAACAACAAACTTTTTGTTGTTAGTCCTGACGGTACAGAAATTTACCATAGCGTTAGTGGTCGTCCTTTGGATTTTGTCATTCCGGTAAATACATCAGGACAAAAAATAAATACAGACGAAACCATTGGAGGCGCACCAGCCACATCATACACAGTAGGCTATAATGTAATTACAGCACTCAAGCCTTTGAACAATGAGTCTTTGTTTGTGTCTACTGAAGGCGGTTCGTATGCAGTAAGTCTTGACTACCAGTTTACGGTTTTTGGTGAGCCATCATTTAACAAGCAGTTTTTATTTACAGCCAATTCAATAAATCAAAAAGCATTTATTGAGTTGCTTGGCGATTTTGCGTTTATTGATCCAGAAGGTTTACGTTCGTTTAATGCAGTAAGGCAGTCGAAGAATGAAGCGCGTAATTCAGTATTTTCGCTCAAGGTCGCACGACTATTCAAAGACGTTGTTCAAGTCTCCAGCAAATGCGCCGCAATCACATTTGATGATTATGCGCTCTTTGCTTGCAACACTATATACGGTCACGGCATTTTGGTTTATGACATTCTTACGCAACAGTTTGTAAGTTTTGATCAGTTTACCGATGCGGCAGGAAACATCGGGCCGATCATGGAATTTGCAAAAGTAGAGACAAACAACAAACGAGAACTTTTTGCTATTACACATGGCACAACTACTTCAAGTGGCGAACCCGTATACAAATGCGTTAAACTTTATGAGGGTGCTGGATATGAAACAGCCTACGTTGAAACCCGCGCATTTTGCACCAACGACACTCGCATTGAGCAAAAGCCACAAGAGTTACGCATACTATTTAACAAGGTACAATCGGCCTCGTCAGTTAAAGCAATTCAACGTGTAAACGATGAAGTTACACCAGACTCATCAGCAGGAACTCAAACAAAAACTTTAGCAGCTCCGGCAATAAACATTGATTATCCTGTCACGTTCCCAGTTGTTTGGAGTGGGCCAAAGCAAATACAAAACTTACTTTACAATTTCCAAAGCGGTCAGCAGGGTTGGAAAATATCTTACGCCCTGACATGGACTAACGGAATCACGTTATCGAATTTACAGTTAGAAACACAAAACATTACACCAATGAACCCAATGTTATCACAGGCTTATGTCAGTTAACGTATCACACAATAACTTTACAGACGCAACCACGCTGTTCACAAATCTAGCATCAGCTAACGCAATGCTAGATAATCTAACAGTACCGGACGCAACTACCAGTACAGACGGAGTAGTCAAAAAAGCAGCAGCTTCAGCAGATACAACAACAGTTGGATCAACTTCTGTTGGCGCAAATGCGAATGCTACAATATCCATTAACATTTCTGGTACACACCCAACAGCAGCAGAAATAGAAGCAACTGTCGTAGACATTGTAGAAACAATCAATCACCTCAAAAGCGTCTTACGCACAGCAGGAATACTAACATAAAACATCATGGATATAGGACAATTACTAGGTAAAGCATTAGGAGGACTCACAGGAGCGGGGCAAAAAATTGCCGAAAGTATTCTAGGTACTTTTAGTGATGATGGTGCATTAAGTATGGGTGATATTGGCCAGCTTATGCTGGTCTTTGGTTTAGGTGAGATACTAGGCAAAGACGAACCATCGAAAGAAGCAGCTAAAAAACTGCAAAAACAGTTTATGGATTTTCTGCCAAAGTATGTTGAGCAGAAAGTTGCTGCGGGTAAGATGGAGCAGACTGCGCTTTCCGATCTGAATGACTTATTAAATTATGGCGTTGTTACAAAGCGTAATGATCAAGGTCAGGTTATAAGTCGTAAACAAGAAGCATTGGGTGGTAAAGTTGATCTTGAGTATGAGCAGCTATATGGAGTCAAACCGCAGTATGAGGTTGATGCAAGCGGTAATGTTGTTATTGATCAGCAAACAGGCAATCCTAAAACTGTAAGCACAGGTAGACCCGGCCTAGTTCAAAGAGCCGGTGAAGCGCAACGTGAACAGCAGCGTCTTGGTGATTTAGCTAGAACAGCAACGAGAGTAGATCAGTTGGCGCAGTCAGGTCAGCCATTGGCGCAAGGACTTCGTCGCATGGAGCAAACGCTTTCACCGGAAGTTCAGCAAACTCAAGGCCAAGTCGGGCGAAGTTTTCGTGGACTACTTGCAGCACAAGACCCAACTAGGTTGTCTGGCGCAGAGGAAGCGCAAGTAGAACGCGGTCTTGGTAGAATGGGACTCGGCATTGGTCGTACATCTGAGATGGACAAGTACCGTGCTGCGATGACATTTGGTGATGCGTTAGCTGCGAAGCAACAACGTCTTGGTCAAGCACTCGGCCAAACAGGCAGCGTTGTTCCTAGTCTGAAATCAAACATAAATCCCGGCGTAGTCTTTGGTGAAGGTACAACAACAATGCCAACGATGCCGGGACAAGTTGCTTCGTTTGGCAACACAGCAGCACAAGCACTTGCACCAATTAGCACTACAGCAACAATGCAAGGTCAAGGCACTAAAGGCAAAGATTTACTCAGCAATGTAATACTTGGAGGAATCACAGGTGGCTAATTTATTTGAACTAACAAAGAGGAGGCGGCGAGCGCAGGAGTTTGCTGATCGGTTTCGCGAAGGTGCAACTGAATCAGAGCGTGAGTTCTTTGATCGTTACTACCAAGAACCATCAGCTAGTCCAATTCTACAACGAGGCGAACTACAGCGTCAGTTGGAGGAAGGTGACGCATTGCGCAGATCATTGATGGCTCGCGGCATGAACGCGATGCAAGCTGAAGACGCAGCAGCACGGGCAGAGCAAGCACAGCAAGCTGAGACAGACAGACTTGCAAAAAACTTAGCAATCACTAGAGCACCGGGAGCAGTTGCAGGAGAGGGGCCAGGTAGTTACGCGGAGTACACAACTCGCGGTACTGATACTGGTGGTGCAGCGGAGTTCTTGCGTTCACAGGGTATGCCTGTTCCAGCTAGACCAGATTCTTTATCGCTGGATGAATGGGCGCGACAGCGTGCAATTGAAATGCAGATGGCGCAGTCACGCGCAAGAGACGCTGCTGCTAGACAAGCAGAAGGTACTGTTGACGCATCTATTGAAGCTGCACAACTTAAAGTTGAAGAAGCCAAAGCTAAACTTCCAGAAGTTGTAGCAAATTCGCAACTGCAAGAAAGAGCCGCACGCAATTTGGATGAGCAGCTCCAGATTTTACTTGATCCAACTACGACACCAACTCAACGAGTACAAGCTGAGACAACAATTGACAACGTACTTCGTGCGTTAGGTAAAGGTTCAAGAACAAGTGGTGCAATGGGACTTGGACAAAACCCAGCGGGCTTCGTTAACGTTGAAGTTGAACAAGCTATGCAAGGTGCGCCACAGCAAATGCAAGGTGAAGGTGGTACTGGATTTTACTTACGTCCAACACAAGTTGAATCGCGAGAGTTTAACTAATGACGCTAGAAGAAGAAAAGCGTAGACTGCGTGATAAATACAACATTCCAGATAATGTTGAAATTCTAACGCAGGAAGAATACGACATTGCAGAAGCAGAAGATCGTTCTGCGCTTCAAGTCGGATTTCAGTCAGCAACAAGATCAGTAGTTCCCGGTCTTACCGGTCTTGGTGCAATGGCAGCAGCAAGTAAGGCACTTGCAAAAGTACCAGCGCGTAATGTACCTACAGCAATTGCTAAAGGTGTTGGTATGTTAGGTAGCGCAATCGTTGGTGGTATTGCTGGAGACATAGCTCAGACAGAAGTAGACGAGGCGATTCGCGGTGAAGAAGCAGTTAGAGAGACAGAGCGTGAACTTGCTGCTGGGCGCAAAGCACAACCTATTGCATCAGTTACAGGTGAAATTATTGGGGGTGGTCTTGGCGGTGGCGTTTCTCCATCACTAAAGACAGCAAAAGGTTTAGGCGAAGCAGTTAAGTCTGGTTTTGGTACACGCGCTAAACAATCCGAAGCTGCAAAGTATGCCGTTGGTCAGGCAGTTGTTGGTGCTGGTATCGGTGGTGCAGTAGAAGGTGCAAGACAACTTCAAGAAGGAGACTTTCAGCCAACAGCATTAGGCGCAGCAATGACAGGCGGCGCATTGTTTACTGAGCCATTCGGTCTTGGGCGCAAGTTACTCGGCACAACAGCACCTCCACCGTCAGACGCACCAGAAAGACCAGTTGAATTTGGAATACAAGTAGGCGAGGACTTAAAGGACATTAAAGATTTGCCAGTACAAGAGGCACTTCTTGCTCGTTCAATTGTTAAAGGTGAAGACGCAGGGATAGGTCGTAGGACTCTTGTTGATGATATGCTTGAAAAAGTCGCAGATGACTTGGAAGCTGCGTCTAAAACAAATCTTAAAGTTCAACAAGATGCTGATGCAATCCGAGAGACTTCCGAGAATCCGAAAACATCTATTGAGGGTGAGTTCGAGAAAATCAACAAAGACCCGAAGATTGATAAAGCACTCAGAGAACTTGAGAAGAAACAAAAGCCATCTAAAGAAGATCAAGTAAAGATCAGCGAAGAAGGTAAGAAGAAGATCGAGTCTAAAATTTCAGCAATGTCCAACGAGGATGTTGCCCGTGCATTCGCCAGACTTAATCAGCGTAAACGCGCCGAAGTATCTACGAGGTTTCTTCAGAATCAAAACAAGTCCATTGAGGATGCTCGCGCTGAGTTGATGGCTGAGATTGAAACCAAGCTACCAGCAGACTTATTTAAGACTGCAAGAAACTTGGCCAATCGTCGCAACATCACCATGCGTGTCGCAGTAGACAAGCTAGTTGATAATGCACAAGGACGCGCTCTTGGATTTCTGCATAACAAGAATAATCGTGTTACAGACCCCGAAATGGTTTTGAGTCTTGACGATCTCAACCTTGAGACACCATTACACGAAACTGTTCATCGGTTTGTTCGTGATTTGTTTGAGTCATCTAACGAGGTTGACCAGAAACTTGCGCGTGGTTGGTACAAAGAATTACTCAGCAACGATTCATCGTTTGATCTCAACAAGGTAAAAGAAAAGTTTAAGGCGAAAGGCTACAACTTTGAGAAGGATGAAGCGTACCTTGATGAGTTTCTTGCTGAAGAAGGCGGTAAAAAACTTGAGCAGCGTCTTCGTAATTTACCGAAAGGTACGTTCGATAAGATGCGGCGTTGGTATGCTGATGTTCGTCGAGGCCAGAAAGTTAAGTACGGCAAAGCAGCAGTAAACGATATACTAGATTACATTGCACAAAGACTTGAACTAGACCCTGCTGCTTTATTCGATAACGATCTTTGGCTCAGAGACGGTATTGATTACGCCGAGTACATCGGAATAAAGAAGCCGAAACAAATTGGTGGACAAGCCGCGACTGCATCAAAGACTGTTGATGGCACGAAGTACGAGTCATCGGTTGAGGTGTTTGATATGCCTAAAGAAGTTGAAGAACTTCTTGGATTACCGGAGCGACCAAAAGAATTTGCGAAGAACTACGCAGAAGACTTAAACGAGTTCAAGATCGCACTCGATAAAAATCATTCGTACAACTCAACCGTCGAATATCTTGATGGTTACATGATTGATGAAACCAACTTCGATCAGTTTATGAATGCGGTGCGTAAGAACAGTCCGCTAAAGAAACTGTACAAGTCACTCGACAACAAGCCTCAGATAATTTTACGCACACGCAGACCAGAAGATGCTGCCGGTTACTTTGAGAACGACAAGATTGTTATCGGTGTTCCGACAATCAACGAAACTTTTGATTCAACTCTCGCTCGTTATCTGACGTATCACAAGTTGCTCGGTGATGTTCGCATGAACAATCAACTGGCTAGTGCATGGCAGATGGTAGCCAAGTCGGGTATGTGGTTTAAGAACTATGAACCTTACATGGTAGCCAAGTTCATGGACTACGCATTGAACACCAACAACAAGCTGGACGATGCAGTCAAAGCCAAATTGCGTTACTACCAAAACCATCTTGAGTTGGAAGTACCAAGAGGCGATTACAGAACCAATATCGGTCGTTATCAACAGTACGATACTCGTATCATGCATCAGGGCGATGCGCTGCATGGAATCTTTAAGGCGTTGCCTCTTGATGTTAAGCAGGAGTTTGCTCGCCGTGTTGCACCTGTTGATGGACTTGGTATGTCCAACGATGAGTACGTAGAATTTTTTGATACATTACTTGATAGCTACGGTATTGCTGGTTCATCGGTTCGTAAGAACTTTGATGATATGCAACGGTCGCCTCAAGCAATACTGGAGAACTTCGTCAATGACGAAACCTTCAATGTAATTGATCGCAGCAAGACGATCTTTGACCGCGTCAAAGATGAGGGATCAGCCATCTACTACCAGTTTGATCGACTAGAAGCATTGTGGGCTGACACGAAAATTTCTGTTGATGATGTTCTTGCCGGTGGTATGCGCAGCAAATTTTTCGAAACTGCCGAGGAAATCGTAGGTACAAAGCTCGATATTCTAACGCACAACCCACAACCTCCGAGGCCAAGACAAACAGATTTTGAAGAACTCTGGAGCGTCAGCAAACTAGCGTCAGAGGAAAGTGGTGCTGATCCAATTGGTAAGATTGATGAAGAGACTCCAATCCCAATGGATTCAACTCCGAAAGGATTGTCTGGTGTAGATCGTTATGAACAGAAACGCTACAGCAGAATTCCTGCACCAAACTTTGGTGAGCCAAGTACATGGCAACTGGGTAGAAGATTCACAAGAAACTTTCGTCCTGTTATAGATCGGATTCGTGAACTTGGTGAAGGCAAGTCCAAGGAACTGGCAGGGTACATCGCGTCAAAATTTGAATCAGTACACGCAGAAGAACGTGAGATGGTTGGTCGTTACCTAGAACGAACCATGCTTGCGTTAAGCGAAGTGCATTTGTCAGGCGACGAAATGGCTACGTTAGGCCGATACCAGACAGAGCGTTGGCACACAAAGCTAGGTTTAATTGACAAGATAGATGATGATCTAGCTAAAGCATACAACAGTAACGCACGCATACGTTACTATGATCGTATGATAGAAAGCGTTTATCGTGATACTCGTACATTACAGAATGACCTTGGATTGAAGGTTGCGGTTTATCGTAATGGCGAGCCACAGTATGTTCCCGGTCAACACACACTTGAATATACTCCTGAGATTATTGCTCAAGACAAACGCCGAATCTTGATGCGAGGCGAGAAGCAAAGCAAAGAGTATCAAGAATTAAAGAAGCAACTCATTGATTACTGGAAGTCCATATCCAAGGATATGTCTGACGAGGAATTCAATGATGCAGTCAAGCAGTCAGAAGAAGCAGGAATCAAGGATGAGAGTGACAATGTTTCGCTACCAAGTGAAAAGGGTAAGACCAACGACGAGAAGCTAGAGATACTTTTTGATAATTTTGCTGGCGCATTAAGAGCGACCGACAAGCAGATAGGTTCACACAAGTTCAAGGCACTCCGTGTTGCGACAGGCAAGCTAGGTATTCCTGCTGCTTGGGTTGAGGCAAACGCAGTTCAGCGTATGACTCGTTACGTTGTTCGCTTTGCTAAAGACATGGCGATGTTTAAGCACATAGAACTTGACCCGAAAGCCAGACAGATTCTTGGGATGCCAGATCAAGAAGGTAAGTACATTACAGAGTACGACCTTGACGGTATGGAGAATGGAGGCCCGTTCAATCTGCCAACATACGACAAGGAAAACATCAAAGTAAAAAGCGGCAAGGCACTCTATGACTCAAA